CCTGCTTCCAACACTGCCCTTGGCAGCGCCAATACATTGTCGTATGTTGCAAACAACGACTTCAAGTTCAACTGCAACTTCAGCATTGACCTGACTAAGTATGTGCCGAAGGTGTATACGTTCAAGGACAACAATTCGAACCCGACCACTCGTGGTTTGTATTGGTTGGCTACTGTGGTAAGCGCGACTGGAAGTCAGCTTACCAGCAACCAGATCCCCTTGCAGATGTCGTATGTACATAATTTGGTTTACGAAGATGCATAAGTTCCTAGGATTCCTGGTCTAGAGTTAGTATTACCTCTAGACCTAGTGTGCAGTGTGCTGTGCAATATTTTCATAAATAATGGAACGCGCACGAAACTTTTGTTTTACTTTAAACTTCGACGGAGCTGACACATGGGAAGATGTCGAACGTTTATTTCCAGGCGCCGAAGAAGCCGTTAAGGTGTGGGAATGTAAATATCTTATTTTCGGAAGAGAAAGAGGAAAAGAATCAAACATCCTACACCTACAAGGATACGTGTCGTTTCCGAATGGAAAGACACTATCAGCACTGAAGAAGTATTCTGCGCGTGCTCATTGGGAGGTGGCGAGGGGAACTCCAAAGCAAGCTTCCGAGTACTGTGAGAAGGAGGGTGTCGTCTTCGAAAAAGGCGTAAGACCCCTATCACAGGCAGAAAAAGGCAGCGCAGAAAAGGAAAGATGGACATCTGTTATTAATCTTGCGCGGCTAGGAGATATAACTGTGATTCAGGATACTGATCCCCAGGCTTATTTACAGTATCACTCCGCGATCGATAAGATTGCGAGTGCAAACAAGCGAAAAGCTGTGTTGATGGACGAGGATCCTACGTGTGTGTGGATCTGGGGTCCTACTGGGACGGGCAAGTCCTATTATGTTGATGCAACATATCCTGATAACTACCGTAAGGATGTTAACAACCGCAATTGGGGCGATTACAAAGACGAGGATGTTGTATATTACGAGGATGTTGATCGTTCTTTTGCTATGTATGGCGGCGACTTGAAACGTCTTGCGGACCGCACTCCGTTTCCTGTTGATGCTAAATACCAAACTGGGTGGAAAATTCGTCCTAAAGTCATTGTGGTTACGTCGAATTACCACCCTTGTGAGATTTGGGCAGATTCGAAGATTTTGAGTCCGATCATGAGAAGATTCGTGTTGACCAAGCGTACCGAGGTTTACGTCAAACCCATCTTGAACTCACCGGGCGGAAGCGAAGCGTTAGCCCGGCAACCTTGTGTGCCTAGCGGCGAGCGACCTTCTTCGATATTTTTGCGGACCCCGGACCCCGCCGGAGCGCAGCGACATGCGGGAGGGGCCGCGGAGGAGCGAAGCGACGACAACCACGGTTCACCTGGTAGATTAGATTTTATGAATGCTAATGGTTGGTAATTTCATAATTAATTAACCATGGCGAAAAGAATTAATAAGACTTCTTTTAAGAAGGGAAAGAAGGCTTTTAAGAAGCCTAAAAGAAGAACTTCTTCTATTAAGAAGATGATTAAGAGAGAGATCGCTCGCGATGTCGAAAACAAGACCTTTCAGGCGTATGATTTGGGCAAGGATATCGTTCCTTCCAATCATTCGACTTGGACAACCCAGATAGAACCAGTGGCCCCTGCGTCAGCTGGTTTGGTTATCTCCCAGGGCACTGGACAAGGGCAGCGCATTGGGAACAAGATCAAGATCAAGAAATTGACCTTGAAGGGGGTGATTCACCCTAAAGTGTACGAGGCTACGACTAACAACCAACCTATACCTTACCAGGTGAAGTTTTGGTTTTTTTACGATAAGGAATATCCTACCGATGTACCCTCTCCCAACACGGACTTCTTCCAGTTTGGGAATACCGTTACGGGGTTTGTTAACGATCTAACGGATCTAATGGCCCCGATCAACACGGACAAGTACAAAGTCTTTGCTACGCGTACGTTCAAGTGTGGACCTGCTTCCAACACTGCCCTTGGCAGCGCCAATACATTGTCGTATGTTGCAAACAACGACTTCAAGTTCAACTGCAACTTCAGCATTGACCTGACTAAGTATGTGCCGAAGGTGTATACGT